TCTCATTACATCATTCCCATTCTTTTAGCCATAAATCCACCACCCATAGCCTTTTTTCTTTTTGTAAATGTAGGAACGTTTGTAGGTTTTCCACCTACACCTTGTGCTTTACTTCTTTTTCTCGCAACCGCAGAACGCCTTTGCGATTCTGTCATTCGGGCGGCTTTTGCAGCAGGAACGCATTTGGGGTATTTTCTTTTTGATCCACTTGCAGATTTTCTTCCACATTTTTTAAAACCTCCACCTTTTTTCTTGGCTCCAATGTCTACCCAATCTTGCTTGAACCATTCTTTTAACCCGGCCATTAGACCATCCTAGTTTTTTTCTTTCTATCAGACATGATAGCACCACATCCTCTAGCTACAGATCCTGCTTTTAAACCTTGTCTTTTTAATCTTGCAGTGGCTTCAGTTAGTCCACCACTCATATAAGATGCACGTTTCATCATGCCACCACCCATAGCTGGTTTACGTCCTCTAAAATCTTTTCTTTTTACACCACTTGGGTCTTTGATTTTACCTGCACAAATTTTAGAAGCATAGGCATTAGCATATGCGCTGGGGTACACTTTAAATTTTCGCTTCGCTGCAGCTTTACCTCTAGGACATAATTTAGTCATTAGATTACCTTCTTCTTAGTTTTTTTCTTTTTAGGTATTACACCTCTTGCCATCAATATGTCCTTCATAGTTACTTTACCATCTCCAGACATATCAGGAAATTTCTTTTTCTTTTTAACAGAACCACCTTTAGCTAATGGTGTCATTTCTTTTTTATTTTTAGATTCCATCATTTTTAAAATTCGTTCTATGTCGCCTTTACTAAATCTTGGATTGTCTGGTTCCATTTGTTTTAACATATCCATAGCTACTGCTAGTTTACTTTTCATTTCTCCTACTTTACCAGTATCGGCCCCACCACCTTTGTTAGCAAACATTCTTTTTGTAGGTTTTTTAACTTTTTTATCTTTTTTCTTAGGACCAAAAGCTTCTGCTATTTTTTGTAAAGTAGATTTTCTTCCAAACGGATTAGAACCCATTCTTAAATTTTGTCTATGAAATTTATTAGGCATTATTTTTTTCCTCCGTTTCTAAAAATCTGTGTACCCTTTATACCATAAATACTCGCCACGACAAGGATCCAAAGATTTGTAAACCATGACGGCAGCTGCGAGAACATCTCAAAGAATAATTTTACCTTGTCCATCGCTGTTGGGTCATCCGATATTACTGCGTAGGCTAACACCAACACGGGCAAACTGAGAATTATCAAAACCGCCTCGTCCTTCCAGTCTGATTGTCTGGCTTCTAACAACTTTCCTTGGTAAGCTTCCTCACCACGAGCCATACGATCAGCATGTAAGAGTTGTGCCTCAGACATTGCCATCTTCGTCTTCTGTTTGTTAGCGTAAATCTTACTTCCAGCAGAGACGGCTAATTTTATTGCCGATAACCACATAAATTAATACGCTTTTGAGTTTCTTTTCTTTTCTGCTAACATTCTTTTCTGACCACCAACTGGCATCTCAGGTTTTCCTGTAGCAATATAGTTAAATGCTTGGTCAGCAGTAGTTTTAGATCTAGGATCTACTTCAATACTCTGCTCAGCAACTTTAACATCTTTTATTTTATCAAGCTTTTGCATTTTTGCTCCTTTTTTTGCCTTTTTCTACACCCTTTATAACACCTTTGTTACGAGATGCATAGAAAACTGTTTCACCCTTCTTTTTTCCATATTGTTTCTTCATAGATTTCATAATTTTTTTACCTTTTTCTGTCAATGGCATAATTAATCCTCTATCATAACCTTAGCTTCGTTAACTCCGCTCTTTGCAAGGCTAACTCCTGCTCTTAATTTAGCTAAATCTTCGTTTTGATCTAATTTATCTTCAAAATTTTCTGTTGATTGCATTAATCTTGCTCTTGCAAGGTCATTTTGAGCCTTATCGTTGTCTTTTTTACGCTCATTTTCCATTGCACGTAGGTCAACTTCACGTGATTTTAATTTTAGAAGAGGATCATTGTCAAATTGTGATGTAATTTGTTTCTCTTCTTTCATAAATTCTTCAGTCATCTCTGCAATTAACACGGATTTTCTAGCTTCAACTTGATTCGTAAGAGCTTGTAGCTGTTGTTGTACCATTGGATTCATTGCTGCTTGTTGTTGCATCAACATCATCTCTCTTAATTGTTCTCTAAACTCTAGTTGTACTTGTTCTTGAGCCATTAAACTAATGTGTTCCAAAATATTTTTCTGTATCGCTGCCATAATCGCAGGATTATTTCTAACCATATTAGTCGACATAAAATTTAAGTGAGCTGTAATGTGTGCTCTGTGGTCTTGACCAGGAAAAGCCTGAAAAGGTTTACCAGCTAATGCATTTATATGTTCCATACTTGGATCCATTGGTGCAGTTGGAGCTGGTGGTGGTAAAACTGCATCTACATTCTTAACACCTATAGCTTCGTACATATTTCGATACACTTGATACAAGTTATGTATTTGTGGATTACTTGTTGCAAGTTGTAATTGTGTTTGTGCTAGGGTCACTCTTTGTGACATAGAAAATATATTAGGATCTGCAACTGGCATAACATCTATTCTATCGTCAAAGTCTGCTTGTTTAATGTTCCGTGTTCCACCAACCACGTCATATGGATAGTCTGGTGGTAAATATTGTGCAACCACTTTAGCTAATAATTTAAATTCATCTTTCATAGCTGCGTAACATCTTTTATGAATAGCACTCATGACCCTTGAACCACGTTCTAATAACGCAACTGTTGTACCAACAGCAGCAGCTTGATTACCATCGCCCACTTGCATGTCAGCAATAGCAGCGAACCTTTGACCAGCGGACACTACTACTCCTAATAAATTTAATAATGTTTGTGATGGCTCCTTATAAGGTAGTGGAAAGAATGCATCTCTTAAGTTACCACCTGGTGCATCGACATCTTTAAACTCACCCGGTTGTATAGGAGATGCTTCATCTCTAACTCTTACACCTCGTTGTTTAAATCCTGCAGGTAAATTTGATAATGTACCAGCATCCAATAATTGACGGAGAGCAGCTGTTGCAGTTCTGCTTAGTCCGCCAATCATGTGGATTAATCCAAAGCCATAAAACCCTAAACCTGGGAGAAATTTAAAATGAACAAAATATTGGATTTTATTTTTCTTTAGATCATTAGGCGCATAATTTCTTCTAATTGCTAAAACCGTTCTACTTCCTTCTTCAACAGTTACAATGTATGGTAATTTTATTCCAGTTGGTTGACCATCACCATCTATATCTTCAAAACCCTCTAAGTCTAAATTTACATGACACTCTAGCAAAGTATATATTGTTTCTTGCTTACCAGATTTTTTAGTGCCATCTAATTCTCTTTCCTTTTTTTCTACAGAGTTTTGTTCAACGTTACTTGGTGGTGCAAGATCTACATCTACATAAAAACCATTAACTTGTTGTTTTCGTAATTCGTTTTCTGACATCTTAACAACGTGTATTACAGACTCTGCATCTTCAATACTTGTTGCAGTATAAGGAACTATTAATTCATCAGCAGGTACAAATTTAGATACCACTCTTCCAAGTGGTACATCGTAATAAACTTTTTTAAATGTAGAACCTGCTAGTGGTAAATGAAACAACATAGAATCAAACTCTGCTTCGTACTCTTTCATTTGATCCATGATTAAATAATTCATGTAATCTTTTACACGTTGTGACTGTAATTCTGTTTGTGGATTTTTAACTCCTATAATCTGTGTTCTGACAGGTCCGTCGCTAGGTAATAATTCTTTGTATGCTTGTGCTTGAAACTGTGTAACAGCTTCTGCTAATACAGGGTGTGTTGCACCACTTGCTCCTTGAAAGGGCTCAGTTCTATTTTCGTATTTAAAACCTAACAGATCTAAACCTTGTGTATAAGATTGTTCCCAATCTTTTCTAGAAGATTTATAATCCATATAATTATTGACCATGTCAGAACCGATTGGTTCTAAAATATCATCGGGTAATATATCTGCTAAATTATCAAAATGATTCTCAGTTCCTGGTACATTGATTGCACCTGGTTCAAAATCTAAAGTTGCACCACCATCTTCTTCAGGTGTAACTTCTATCGGTCCTTTGTTATCTACCGGTTCTTGAACGCTAACTTCTTCTATTTCCTCTTGTGAAGGAACCTCTATTTTCGTACGAGTGTTCGGAAGACTCTTGTCTATTTCTGCCATTTAATTTCTCCAGTTGGATCGTTTTAACTTGTTTTAATGGAATATTCAACCCTTGTGGGTTAGGACCACGAAGAGGGGGTATAGTGGTTGTAAGTTTCTTAACCATTACTCACCTAGCATTCTAGCTAGTCCACCTTTTTCATATTTTAATTTAATTGCTCCTCCAGCTGTTTTTTCTCCAGTAAAAGGATTTATTTCACCACCTATAGTATAAAATAAATTACTATCTGGATCCCCCACTGTTCTTTCATAGCCAAATGATCCATCCATATCATCAGACAATAAGTTACTACCTTTTGCAAAAAAACCATTTTTATTTAGAGCTAAATTTAAATTAGGTATTGAACCACCTTCTAATATTTCTTTTGAGATATCAGCACTTAATATCCCATCGTTGTAACTTAAACTAGGAGTTAGATCTGAACTTTTATAAGTTTTACCATCTATGGTAAAAGTATCCACATTACCCCTTGCTCCTATTTTAAAATTATTTGGTAAATTAAATTTTTTATCAAGAGCTAAATTAGTTTTTCTAAAATCATCTGTATCAGTTACAGATCCCTTTAATATATTATTAAGATTAAATCCTAATTCAGATTTTAATAGTTTACTATCTTTGGTATCAGCCTTACCAGTCAGATTTAAATTACCAAAATTAAAAGCGGCATCTGTTTGTAAGATACCTTCTTCAATATTAGGACTAAAAAAATTAAAGTTACCTAAATTAAACGTACCAGAGGTTTCTGATTGATCCCCTTGAGTATTAATAGCTCTTACCAAAGTTAAACCCTCTATAGGAGAAAGTTCTAGTTCACCTATTGCTTGGTCTATAGTTTCTTTGGCTAATTTTTTATCAACAAACCCATCGTCTGTAATAAATTTTTTATCTGGGTATTTTAAATTTAATTCAATAAGTTTATTGTTAAATAGATTTTTCTGTTTCTTTTTAATTTCTTTAAATGTATCAAAATTCATTCTTCTAAAGAAAGGGTTATCTGATTCTGATTTTAATTTTTTAAACTCTTCAATCGTTTTAAACATCTCTGCTTCTTTATCCACTTTCTTAGGTTGATTTTCTAAAAGTTTCTCTAAACCTTTTTCTTTTAAAATTTCTGGTAGTGGTTTATCTTCTACGAATATTTGTCCTATTTTTTTAATATTACTATCGACTGTGCCAGCTTGGTTATACGCAACACGCATAATACCACCCTCTGCACTCCCTTGTCTCATCTCTGCCAGTATTCTTAAAATGTTTGATAATTCAGACATTGCTGGATCATAGTCTTCACTAAATCTTCTATTAAAATCTGCTTTTTTAGCTTTACTAAAATTTTTTGAATATTGGTCGGATAGATATGACATTAATAATAATTCCTTTTACGTGTTACTACTTTTTCATCCACATAATCTTCCGGATGATCAATTAAACCACCTTGTCTAAATCTCATAATCGCTTGTGTTGTACTGTCAACCAAGTCATCATGATCGCCATAGGGGAATGCAGCACATTCTTCTATGACTTCTTCAGCAAACTTTTGCTGAGGAGCCCATATCATACCACTTTCAAACAAAGGTGCAACTGCATTTACACGTGCGTGTTTATCATTTCCCTTACTTGGACTAAAGTTAACAACCGGTATGTCCATCTTCCGTAACTCATAGGTCAAAGGCAAACCACTAGCTTTTGCCTCGACAATAACCGTTTCAGGTTTCCAATACTCGTATTGTTCAAGGGCTAATCTTCTAAGCTCAGGGAACTCATATCTGCCTTTGATAGCATCGAGAAGAATAAGATTAGCCCCCTCATCCTCACTAGGATACCAAATACCCCAAGTGGTGATAGCTGAATAATCTGCAGTTTCTTTTTTAAGAAACGCAGTATCATAAGATTGTATGACGTGTTGTAACTGTGGTATCTCCTCTCCAGTATATGTTCTCCACCACTCACGTTTTAATATTGCACCTTCCTCTGCTGTTGGGTTTTGCATCCACTGTGCATTCCATTTAGCAACAGGTAGAGTTGCTTTTACTTTTTCTAATTCATCTAACTTCCAATATTCAGGCCACACGGGTTTAGCTATCTTTGATCCTTGGTCCATGATTGCTGGAAACTCGACCACGTGCCATTGATCAGCTTTAGCCTCTGTTTGATTTTTAACAAGCATACCCGTTAGATCTTTTGTACTCCATCTAGTCATAACCAAAACTATTTTACCACCAGGCTGCAAACGTTGACGAGGTCCTGATGTATACCACTCATAGGCTGACTCTAATGCAACCTTAGACATTGCATCTTGCTCACTATGTGGGTCGTCAATAATTAATAAATCTGCACCACGACCCGTGATTGCACCACCAACACCAGCTGCGAAGTATTCACCACCTTGTGCAGTCTCCCAACGTCCCGCTGCTTTAGAATCTTCTTGAAGTGTCGTCTTAAATATTTTTGCATAGTCTTCGCTATCAATTAGGTTCTTAGCTTTACGACCAAATCTGATTGCTAGTTCTCCAGTGTGAGTTGCTTGAATAATCTTGAGCTTTGGCTCACGGCCCACCATCCAAGCAGGAAGTAAGTATGAGGCAAACTCCGACTTGGTATGTCTGGGGGGCATGTTTATTATTAAACGATTAATCTCACCGTTTGCTAATTTGTTAAATTTGTCAGCAATGTGTCTGTGATGGGAACCCTCTACAAAGTCAGGCCACACACATTTTACAAAACTTAGAAAATCATTCTTAGCTTTGTTCTGTATCTTTTTTTCAGCATACATAACCTTTAGCTGCAAGAATTGTTTTCTAACATCTGAGGGTAATTTGCTTATATCTACTGTATCTAAATTCATTTAAAATTTTGCAAAATTTTTTTAGGGTTACTATACCTAACGAAAACGTTTTTACCAACCCTAACAATCTAAGTGTTAGCACATGCACACAGTATAAGTAACTTTTTTGTAAAAAAAGGGGGGATAGTGTTAAGTCTTTTTTGGTTTTTTGCTTTTTTTTAGGATCCCTTGACTAAAAAACACGACCCAAGGATCTAGATTTATTACTATCGATAATAAAAGTTATCAATAGAAATGTCCGATAACTAGTCAGTTATCAGTCATTTTATAAAGAATTAAAAACTTTCTTAATATCCTCATATCCTTGAGCCAATGGCTTTAATTTATAACCCACGTTTGAAAGCTCTCGAACCATTGACCCCTCAAAAAGTTTTGGGGATCTCGAACCTTGCCCCTTAACA